CATGCCCAGATGGCGTCCATGTCCAGGATGAGATCACCTTTTCCGGCCACGCTGGCCGCGTAGGTGCTTTTCCCGCTGCATGGGCTGCCATGCACCAGATACACCTTTTTCGGCTGGCGGATGTTGGGCTTCCCGAATCCAAAGCGCTCGTGTATCTCGTTATGGCAGCGATGATGCACAAAGGCGATGTTCTCCGGGTTGAGCGATACGTTTGCATCGTTCACGTTGCCCAGGTTCAAGTGCTTTTTGTGGTGACCGATGCGGTCATATTTCAGCACGATGGGCTTGCCGCAATGCTCGCAGATGATGTCGCCTGCCTCGTTCGCCCGCTCCAGGGACAGGACGGCGAGCAGCGCCTCCCATTCTGGCGTTCGGTAGAAGTCCGCGAGGTTGGTTATCCGCTTCACAGCATCGCCTCCACCGCTTCGCGGAGCTGCTGGAGCACCGCAGCCGCCGGGGAGTTGACAGGAATCGCAATCCATGCATCATGTGCCGTGCCCGCGTCGTCGATAGCGGCCCGCATTTCCTCCACATGGGCCGTCCAGTCGCCCAGGCTGGTATATCCTGCCCGGATGGTCGTAAACGGCCAGGCGGTCAAAGCGATGGCCTCACGCTGCCGGTTGATGTTGGTTTGCAGCTCCGTCATGTGCACGGCCTTGACGTTCGTCACGCCTGCGATCAGGGGCGCATCCGTCCAGGGCAGCAGCGCTTGCGGCAGCGCGTAGTCAATTTCGAGGGTGATGGTGCACGCCTCGCGGAAATTGATCTTGACGCCGGTTCCGCTGGTTGCTTCGACGCACAGATACACCGTTTCCGGCTCCATGGCCATCATGGCCAGCGCCATTGCGTCCAGGGTGAAGGTCTCCGAATGGATGGCATCCTTGCCAGACAGCTTGTCCGTCTCCGCCAGGACGTCGCCGGTGGCGCTGTCAAAGCGGATAGCCAGATATGCGGTCGATGCATAGCAGCGGATGGAGGATGCCGTCAGGCGTCCAGCTACCGGGCGGGCGTTCTCCACCGCGCCGGTGTCGCTGTCCACCGTAAAGACAGCGAAGCCGCCGTCCTTCAAGTCGGTGTTGTTGTACTTGGAAATGGTGCCGGTGATCGTTCGCGTGTACATCAGCTATACACCGCCCCGACGATTTTCGATGCCGTCAGCGTGCCCGTGATGGTCAGGTCTGCGGTGATCTCCGTCGCGGCCACGATGTTGCCGTCCGCATCGGTGATCAGCAGCATGGGCTTCGTCACGCCGGAGATTTTGCCGCCGCGCGTGATCTTGCCATGCGCGTGCACGTCATAGGCTTCCTTGGTAGGCACCTCTTTCAGACTCTTGCAGCTCCGGTGCCCGAATACTTTCGGCATGTGATCATCCCCTTACCAGTCGTTTTTCTTGTCCATCTCCTGCTTGTGGGCGAATTCCTTTTCCCGCTGCGCCTGGGCAGCAGGTTCGGACATGTAGCCGCCCCAGTTCATCAGGAGGAAGCGGCCAGCGTTGAAGGACGGGGGAAAATAGACTTCCTCCTCTACTTCCACCAGCTCCTCATCCTCTGAAAGGCGCTTGCCGTTGTCGTACACCACATGTTTGAGCTTGTAGTGCTTTTTCACCGTCTTGGTGAAGCCCAGGGCGGATTGAAGCATCACCGCTTCGAGGGCTTCCACGGTTTCCTCGCGGCTGCCCTGTAATACGGCCCGAAAGGCCGGATTTTCCGCCTTGTGCCGCTTCCATGTGGAATAGCCAATGCCCAGGCGCTTCGCGATTTTTACCTCGGAGACGCCCTGCTGCACCATGCTGCGGATTAGCTCCAAATTGGGCTCTATCTTGGCCGTATAGGCCGATGTGCGCCCGGCCTTGTTTTCTGCCACATAATCACCCCGCCAGGGCGGCCCATGTCAGCGGGCCCGCGATGCCGTCAATGGTCAGGGCGTGGGTCGTCTGGTAGGCTTTGACCGCCTCCACCGTCTCCGCGCCATACTGTCCGTCGCATCCATAGCGCGGCAGCTTGCAGCCCCTCATGATGAGCATGCGCTGGAGAACCTTCACAGCCGTGCCCTTGTCGCCTTGTCGAATGGTGGGCATATTTACACCCCCCTGCACGCTCGCGGCCTCCTGGGCCGGTTTCTGCGCGTCCTGCGGGGCGTCCTGGGCAGTGTTGCCCTCCGCCTTGCCATTCATGGCAGCGCGGGCCAGGGCTTCCTCCTCCGCCGTGTAGGTGATGTATGGGCACAGGCCCCAGTGCGTGAAGCCTCGCTTGTTCATGGCGTTGCGCTGCACCCCGTAGGAAAAGCCGCGCGCCTCCACCACCATGCCGCCGCCCACATAGACGCCGACATGGCCCTGGGTTTTCGTCCATACCAGCAGGCCGGGGATTTCCGGCATGCCCTGCGCAATGGTGCCCTTGATCTTGGCTGCGCTGTACATGCCCTTGGCGCCCTTATCGGGCAGGCCGTCGCGCTTGTACTTGATGGCGCCGTCCAGCTCCCAATAATAGCCCTTGATCAGGCCCACACAGTCCGTGCAGGTCTTGCCCTGCTGGATGTGCTTCTTATAGGTCGCCTGGCGGTTGTCGCCGTAATGGTCGGGATATTGCCGCGTCTTGCCATTGAGCAGGGACGTCGCGCAGGGGTTGCAATATGTGCCGTACCAGTACACATGCTTTCCGCCTGCGAAGATGTCCTCCGCCCACTTGGCGAGCCCTGCGCCGGTCTTATTCATCCAGACCACCACCGGCAGCAGATTCGTCCACGTCAGGCGGTTCCTTTTCCGCGATCTGCTTCACAGTCTGGTGCGCATATACGGCCACAGCGGCGGAGCAGATGCCCGCGAGGATGTTCTCCGGGGTGACGGCCCAGCCGTTGAGCCACAGCACGCCGACAATGGCGATGGGGAGCAGCATCACGGGGATGAAGCGGTTGGGGAAGCCCGTCCACACGTTTTTGAGCAGCCAGCCCAGCATCCAGCAGACGGCGGCCACGGGGATGAGCGCGTACTGGTCGATGATAGCCATGATGTCCAGATTCATGATGTTACCTCCTTATTTGTCGTCCCGGTGGAGCATCTCGACCTTTTGTTCGAGGCTGTCCTGTTTCTTTTCGACCTTATACATCCGGTCGACCAGGTTGTTATGCTTTTGAACCTGCTTTTCGAGTTGTTCCAGCCGGTAGTTTGTCAGCTTGCCCGATGCGATAACACCGAACGCGCTGCCCAGTAACGTGCAGACACCGGAGATGACCGCGACCAATACAACGTCAGACATCACGACCACCCCCTTTGCCTGCTATTTGCCCATATGATACAGCGGGCGCGGGGCTTTTACCATGGCGGCAAATATGCGTCAATCTTGCAGGAATCTTGCACGAAAAATGCAGCATTCTTGCATTTTCGCAGCTGGTGCCGGACGCGATCGCGCGCCATGGAGATCTGTCAAGGCGAAAATATGCAGGATTCATTGCAAACAAAAAAGCCCGCCGGAGCGGGCGGGCGGGTTATTCGCGGATGATTCCGCTTTCTCGTGCGTATTGGTCAATAACGGAGTTGATGTATTCAGTCCCCAGGAAGCGAAGGTCGTCGCATACCCCCTCGCGAAATCCCGTGAAGCCGTTCCCGTATGCCTTGCGGTCGTACACCTGCGACTTAACATATTCGCGGCACTCCTCGATGGTCATTTCCGGGTAGTCGTCGTCATACATGCCATTGACGTATTCGTCGATGATTTCCTCCACGTTGAGGCGGAGCTGGCGCATCTTCATGTTTTCCATGTTCTTTCCTTTCTGCGGGATTATGCCGCCCGCCCGGTGTTGGTCGTGAAGGCTTACTTGGTCTCGGTGAATTTGCGGAGGTACATGTGGCTGCGGAGTTCTTCGGAGTTATCGCCGGTAGAAGCATGGATGTCGGTGACGTAAGCTCCGCCCATGATGATGCCGCCGAAGCCGTTGTCAATGATGGCGGTGAAGTTGACCCAGATGTCGAAGTGTTCAGAGCCGTTGTCGTACCAGTCGTGGATGCGGCAGTTACCGGCGATCTCGGCGGAGGCTTCCAGCACCTTGACGATGTTGTTGCCGCTGGCGATCCGGGCGGCCATCTCGGCGTATTCCTTGACGGTCAGATCGTCTTCCTTCGCGTAGCGGATGACCTTGTTGACGGCGGGCATTTCGGACACGGTGATGATCTTCTTCATTTCGGCGGTGAGCGTAACCTTCATTGTCTTGCTTCCTTTCTTGCGGGGCTTCCGTGCCCTCCTTACGTGTATTATTATATTCTATGTTGACATAGAAAACAATCAGCAGAAAGGGAAAGTTTTTTGCCATTTTGTCTATGTTGACATAGACGATTTTGTGATATAATAGCCCGGAAGGAGGGGAAGCCATTGCCGACCTATGAGCAGAACAAGAAAAGCGCGGAGAAGTACCTGGCCACGATGGACAGGCTCACCATCCGCACCCCGAAGGAATCCGGCCTAAAGGCGGCCATCCAGGCCCACGCGGACAGCACGGGCGAATCCGTCCAGGCGTTCATCGTCCGGGCCATCACCCAGACCATGGAGCGGGACAAAAAAGACGCGGATTGACTCCGCGCCTTTTTTATGCCGTCATTCGGTTGTATACGTCCACAGCCTCCACCCCCAGGCGCTCCGCTGCCGCCGCTGCGATTTCCCCGTGTACCTCAATCCCTGCCGCGTCGTATCCCTCCGCCCTGGCCGCCGCCAGCGTGCTGCCGGAACCGGCGAACGGGTCAAGGATGCGCCCGCCCGGCGCGGTGATCTTCACTATCTCCCGCATGATCTCCAGCGG